CCTTTGTTCTGAACTCCAAGAGTCTCTTGGAGTCGGTGAGAAGTTGCATCGTGTGCGTTACCGTCTTTGTGACATGACGCCTAGCACGGCTAGCTGGTTTAGAGCACGTTATACTGTTGTTGAGGGTTGTGTGGAAGTGCCCAAGGTGCGTGGTTCTCTTATGGGAACCCCTTGTTCTTTTAGCATCTTGAGCATCCTCAACCACTGGATGAGTGACAGACTCGGCCCCGATAGGATTATCTGCGGGGATGATCTTGCCGCTGTCACTCATCAGTCTAACGTGTCTTCCTACTCGCAGAGGGCCTCTGCGATAGGAAGCGGACTCCATGAGCGAAAGTCTTTCCGGTCTCGGATAGGCTTTGTGTTCTGCGAAGCCTACGCCCTCTTGGACCGAGGGGGCGCCGTGCGGTCTTTTAGACCGCCTTCGCTCAAGGAGTTCGTCCGGAAGGGTAATGGGGTCATGTCTCAACATTCTGTAGACGCTTCTTCGTTTAATCGCCTTGCTAGGTGTGCCCGCACACTCTACAAGGACCAAAGGTTCTTGGCTGCGAAGAAGCATAGACCAGCTGAACTTCCCGCAGCGCTTGGTGGCCTCGGTCACCCCTGTAAGGGGCGCCTCCGCGTCCCTCGCTGGTGTCGCGAGGCGCTGTGGGAGCTGTATCTGTGTGAGAATGTTGATCACGGTGGAAGTCATGACCCCCAGAAGTATATTCGAACTTTGCAGAAACCTGCTGTGCCCATCTCGCGACGGGCACACAAGAACACCGCGTCCCACATTGAGTCGTGGCTTGCCGAGAAAGTCACGAGCGAGCCTCAGTGTGGGGACGTGTTCCTCACCAATAAAGTAATTAATACATACTCGGCTGTTTGTACTAGTTATGCTTATCTGGCAACTGGTGAGAGGTTTCGAAAAGTTCGACCACAGGAGATTTCGGTATCGAAGTTGAAATGGCCCAAGCCCTGCCTTGGCGGGGGTGTCTTGTCCACCCGTACGAGAATCGCACAGGTTCTTGAGTGGGACAGGAAGGCTCGGTGTGAGCTTGGTCATTACTTCGATGCAGAGTTTTCGGCGCATGTTCGGCGTAAGACATGCGCCTACCGCGATGGTGACATCGCGGGAGATGTCAGACCTTAGGTACCTGTGTG